AATCGACATCAAAGTTGATTCTGTGTCTGTAACTGCAATCACTAAGAAACTTAAAGCAAAATGGACTCCAGAGCTTCAACAAGACATCAACGCATACCACAACTTGGATGCAGAAGTTGAGTTGACCTCTCTATTGTCTGAACAAATTGCTCTTGAAATTGACCAAGAAATTCTTGAAGACCTCGTTAAGGGTGCAACCGCAGGAACTTACTACTGGTCACGTAAACCAGGTAAATTTGTTAATAGAACAACTGGTAAATCAATCAATGGTAGTCTTTTCCCAGACTTCACTGGTACAGTTTCTGAATGGTATGAGACTCTTCTTGAGACCATCAATGACGTTTCTGCACAAATTCACCGCAAAACATTGCGCGGTGGAGCTAACTTCATCGTAGTTAGCCCAGAAGTTGCCAACATCCTTGAGTTCACAAGTGGTTTCCGTGCTGATACAACTGCTGATGAAAACCGTGGTACTGCTGGTGCAGTTAAGGTTGGTCAGTTGAGCAAGAAACTTGACATCTATGTCGATCCTTACTTTGTTCGTAACGTAGTATTGGTTGGTCGCAAAGGCAACAGCTTCCTTGAAAGCGGTTATGTTTATGCTCCATACGTACCTCTACAAGTTACTCCAACCATTTTCGACCCAGAATCATTCGTTCCTCGTAAGGGCGTAATGACTCGCTATGCGAAGAAGATGGTAAGACCAGATATGTACGGTCTTGTAATCTGTGAGGATCTATTGGGTTAATAACCTTTTAGTTCATAGCAACTCTTAAGAAGCCTCACTTCTCCTCGCGGGAAGTGGGGTTTTCTTTTATCTTTTGCGCCAAAAACAACTATTTAACTCATAGGAGAAAGAAATATGACAGCGCCACCAACCTTAACACCTGTACAACAAACAAGCCCTTACGTATTACCAGCCACAGGAAATACAGCAAATGTGATATCGACTGCTGTTCCTTATGGTGTATATCTTGATTCAACAGAATTCTTATCAGGTGCAGCAGCACAAGTAGCATATACCTACAAAATGCTTGGTGGTGATGTATTAGATATTGAACTTACAGAACAAAATATCTATACAGCTTATGAGCTTGCAACTTTAGAATATTCTTATATTATTAATAATCACCAAGCAATCAATGTTCTTTCTGATTTTCTTGGTGCCACTACTGGAACTTTTGATCATAAAGGTGATTTAGAGGCTGGTGAGCTATCTTCAAGTTTGAGCGGAACACATGTTGCATTAAAATATCCATCTTTTACTTTTTCTTATGTTTCAAGAGTTTCAGATGGACTATCTCAAGAAGCAGCGATGGGAGACATTAGAGTTTATACAGCATCTGTTGACATGGTTGCAGGTCAGCAAGAATATGACTTACAAGCAACTGTTCAAAATTTATCACTTTCTGCCTCTATACCTTTTTCTGGAAGCGTAAATAACAGAAGAGTAGAAATAAGAAAAGTTTATTATAAGTCCAATGCTGCAATGTGGAGGTTTTATGGATATTATGGGGGATTAAATGTTGTGGGCAATCTCAACACTTATGGTCAATATTCAGACGATTCTACATTTGAGATTGTTCCAACGTGGCAAAATAAATCACAAGCGATGGCATATGAGGATAGTATATACACAAGGGCATCTCATTACTCATATGAATTAAGAGACAATTATTTAAAGCTTTATCCGCCACCTAATTCTCCATTTGGATTTATAAACCCAAAAAGGATTTGGTTTGAATTTACAATCCCACAAGATCCATGGAGTTCAGATGATACAAGAAAAGATGGAAAAGATGGAATCAACAATTACAACACTCTTCCATTTGCAAATATACCTTATGCAAACATTAACAGCATGGGCAAACAATGGATAAGAAACTATGCTTTGGCGATTGCTAAAGGAATGCTCGCGCAAGTTCGTGGTAAGTTTGGAGCAATACCTTTACCAGGAGATGCTGTAACATTAAATGCGGCAGAACTTGCAACACAATCACAAGCTGAAAAAGATGCACTTAAAACAGAACTTAAAGAACTGCTAGATAGGCTCACATACGAAGCAATGGTTGCTCAAGATGCTAAAATGGCAGAGGACGCAAAAACACTGCAAACAAATGTTCCTATGAAGATTTTTGTAGGATAAGGAGGATTTTTAAATGTCGGACGACAACAAATGGGATAGACCAAATAATCCTCCACCACCTCTTTTTTTCAATAAAAAAGAAAGAGATTTGGTAAAGCAGGTCAATGATGAGCTTATAGAGAGAGTGATTGGTCAAACAATTGCTTATTATCCTGTAAGTCGAGAACACACAAACTATCACCCCCTTTATGGAGAAGCAATAGAAAAAAACTTTCTACCTCCGGTTAGAGTTTATGTTCTTATTGATTGGAACGGTAATGAGACAACTACAACAGGTTACGGTCTGGATAGAATTTATGAATTAACGTGCCATTTCCACAAAAGGCGCTTGACAGAAGATCAAGATGTGTTTGTTCGTGAAGGTGATTTTATTCTGTATAATCAGGAATATTACGAGATCATAACTCTTAATGAACCAAAGCAGTTATTTGGGCAAAACCAAAATCAATTAGAAATATCTGCAAGATGTGCAAAAGCAAGACAAGGATTATTTGACGGTAAATAAGTATGAAAGATATTAGTAATGTAAGTGGAACAATAAAACAAATCATATCATTTGAGCCGTCAACACTGGAAACAATCGATTATTCAATTTATGATTTTGTCGATAAAGAACTTAATATTTTTTGCACTACTAACAAAGGCTTCAATAAAGTGCCTGTTATTTGGCAAGCTTCAGAAAGAGCGTTCCAGATAAAAGACGATAAAGATTTAAGAGACGATAATGGAACTTTAATTTTTCCTATGATATCAATAGCAAGAACTGGCTTTGAAAAGTCATTAACAGATAAAGGAGTTTTTTATGGGAACGTTTATCCCGTTAATGACGCTAAAGGTGGCTCAATAACAGTAGCAAGAAAAGTTGGTCAAAACAAGACAGGGAATTTTTTAAATGCTGATGCTTACAGAAAAAAGAATAAAATTGTCGGCAACAAAGGAAATCCCGGCTCTCAACAAATTAACTTTCCAAGCAGAAAAAAAACAAATGAAAAAAAGATTGTTTATGAAACATTAACAATGCCTGCTCCTTCATACGTTTCTGTAGACTATGCAATTACAATAAGATCGGAATATCAACAGCAAATAAATGAAATTGTACAACCGTTCGTTACAATAACAAACGGAATCAATTATCTTGTTTTTAAAAGAGATGGGCATTCTTATGAAGCCTTTGTGCAATCTGATTTTTCCTCTAATAACGACATAACAGAATTGGGAGCAGAAACCAGAGTTTATGAAACTGAAATATCAGTTCGTGTTCTCGGTTATCTAATTGGTGGCGATAAAAATGAGAAAAGACCAAACGTGGTTGTCAGAGAAAATGCAGTTGAAATAAGAACAGCCAGAGAGAGAGTAGTGGTTGGTGATGAACCAGATTGGAGTAATGGCAAGTTTAGACCTTAAATGTTTAGTCTTTTCGCTTATAAACACACTATTTATAAAAGATTATTAAAGCGCAATAAGGAGATTTAATCACATGGCATCCAAAAAATATCGTTTCGTTTCACCTGGAGTTCAATTAAGAGAACTTGATAGATCACAACTACCAGATGAACCAGAAGCAATCGGACCAGTTATCGTTGGGAGAGCACAAAGAGGTCCTGCTCTTCAACCAGTAAAAGTTGAGAGTTTTACAGATTTTGCTCAAATATTCGGAACCCCACAACCTGGTGGTAGAGTAAGTGATGTTTGGCGTGATGGAAATGAAGACTTATCTCCACAGTATGGCGCTTATGCTGCACAAGCATGGTTAGCAAATAGCACTCCTTTAACCTTTATTCGTCTCCTTGGTCGCTCTCATATTGATAACGACGGCACTGATGCAGCATTGGCTGGCTGGAAAATTGGTGCTGGCGGAACAACAGATACAGGTGGTGCATTCGGTCTTTTCCTTATTGATTCTGGATCAAGCGCAACAGATAATGTAACTGGAACTCTTGCTGCTGTTTGGTATACAAGAAGTGATTATCACATGTCATTAAGTGGAACTGCGGCAGATGGAACTGCAAACAGCGTCGGTACTGCTATTATGATTAGGAACGATGCAGCATCAGCAAATGGCGGTCAGTGGGTCGTTGCACTTTCAAATTCAGCAGGCGGCGAAAATGAAAAATACGAATTTAACTTTAACCCAACAAGTGATAAATTCATTAGAAAAGTTTTCAATACAAACCCAACAAAACTAAATTCAAGTCTTTATTCAACAGATGACCAAGAAAATTATATTCTTGGAGAAACTTACGAATCAGTTGTTCAGTCAACTATTACGAGCGGGTCATCCACAGGTACAGTTTACGGTGTGATTCTTGGTCTGCATGGTGATGCTAATCAATTCAATTGTGATTATAATCAAAACCAACTCGACTCAAATCCTGCATCAACAGGGTGGGTTGTAGCGCAAGATACAGGACCTTATGGTTCATTTAATCCAGCAAGTCTTAAAAAATTATTCAAAGTTATTGCTCTTGAACACGGTGCTTTTCCAAATGGAAACATTAAAATTTCTATTGAAGACGTAAGATACTCTGACGATCCAGCTGACCAATATGGAACATTCAGTTTGGTTGTAAGAAGTGCAAAAGATAAAGATGTTGCACCAGTTGTTTTAGAAAGTTTCTCAAATCTAAACTTAAGTCCAGATTCTCCAAATTATGTTGCTGCCAGAATTGGTAATCAATATGCTAGATGGTCTGATACTGATCGTCGTTGGAGATATTTTGGAGAGTATGAAAATAGTTCAAAATACATTTATATCGAAGAAGCTCCAGGTCTTGGAGATGACCCAACACTTGTTCCGTTTGGTTACCAAGGTCCAATTAGACCAGTTGGCTTTAAAGCATTTTCTGATTCAACAGCTGCCAGAGGAGAACTTCTTTCTGCAACAGGTTCCAGCACAGGGAACCCATCCTCACTAGCATTAGGATCTGGTTCTCTTGACGGCTCCCAAAGTGGAGTTAATTTTATCGGAGGTATGCCATCAGCACTAACGGCATCTTTTACATACCCTGCAACTAAATTAAGGGCAAACACAAAGACAGGAAATCTTTCAGAGCCAACCGATGCGTACTTTGGTGTCGAAACTGTTAATTCAAATCAAAGATTTGATGAAACATATGTTGATCTTGTGAGAGGTCTTCCAGATGCAGTTGGTCACACAGAGTTTGGTCCAACCACAACCGCAAGTGGAAGCACGACAGAATTTTCATATATCTTTACACTCGATAACGTAAGTCGCTTTACAGCGTCTACAGGTGGAACTATAGATGATTATGAAGCTTATTATGTTTCCGGCTCACGTGCAAGCGGTGTATCAATTAGTGCAAGCGGCTCAAGTGGCTACAAGAGCACAATTGACGCAGGCTTTAATCAGTTCACAATACCAATGCATGGTGGTTTTGATGGTATTGATATTACACAAGCAGAACCTTTTAATGATAATTCAATTGGCTCTTCACAAACAACAAGTTATGCATACAATACAGTAAGGATTGCTATTGATACTTGTGCAGACCCAGAAAACGTAGACATGAACATCTTGTCGGTTCCTGGTGTTATAAACAATTCCTTGACAAACAGAGTGATTGATGTCTGTGAGTCTCGTGGTGATGCGCTTGGTATTATTGATATTCAAAATGGCTTTAAACCAGCAGCTGACAGAAGCGCACCAGGTAATGATTATGATACTACAAACAGAGGTGACGCAACAACAGCTGCAAGAGAGTTCAGAGCACGACAAATCACAAACAGCTATGGTGCTGCATACTATCCGTGGACAAGAGTCAGAGATGCTGAAACAGGTACAACATTCTTCTGTCCTCCATCAGTTGCAGCAATTGGAACACTTTCTTATTCACAGGCAGTTTCAGAGGTTTGGTTTGCTCCAGCAGGCTTTAATCGCGGTGGATTGACCGCTGGTGCAGCAGGTGTGCCAGTTGTTGGTGTAACCGAAAAGCTTTCCTCTAAAGAGAGAGACAGACTATACGAAGCAAACATCAACCCAATTGCTTCTTTCCCAAGTGAAGGATTGGTTGTGTTTGGTCAAAAGACACTTCAAACAACAAGAAGTGCGCTTGACAGAATTAATGTTAGAAGACTTTTGATTTTTGTTAAAAAAGAAATTTCAAGAATTTCAAACAATCTTCTCTTTGACCCTAACACACAAGTTACTTGGGATAGATTTACAGGTCAGGCTGTTCCATTCTTGGAAAGCGTTAAGTCAAGACTTGGTTTGGAAGACTTTAAAGTTGTCTTGGATGAGACAACAACAACTCCTGACTTGGTAGATCGCAATATTATGTACGCTAAAATTTTCTTGAAGCCAACACGTGCAATTGAGTTCATCGCAGTGGACTTTGTTATCACAAACACTGGCGCATCTTTTGAGGATTAAAATAGAGGCATAACTATTTAAATAAAGTAGGAGACAACAAAAAATGACATTCTGGACTGACCCAACATTAGAACCAAAAAGAGGTTATAAATTTATCTTAAGTATGCCGGGAGGCACAGCGACCAATGGACTTCGTGAGTTCTTGGTAAAAAGCGTTGGAAAGCCACAATTCGAGGTCGGTTCAGTATCGCATGATTTTCTAAATCATCAGTTCTACTATCCAGGAAAAACAATCTGGCAACCAATCACGGCTGTCGTTGTTGACACTGTTGACCCTACTGCAAATGCAACTCAAGAGATCATGAAAATGTTGGAAGAGTCAGGATATAATCTTCCTTCAAATCCAGCTGCGGGTGGTGGTCTTGGAACTGTTTCCAAAAATAAAGCAGTTAATGCTGCACTTGGAAAAGTAAAGATCAAAACTCTCGATTCAGATGGTACAATTATTGAAGAATGGGTTCTCAACAATGCTTTCTTGCAGAGAGCAGAGTTTGGTGAATTGTCTTATGACAATGAAGAATTGCTTAATGTAACTCTTACCATTCAATACGACAACGCTTTTATTAACGTTCTTAACGGCGAAGGGACAATCCCAGCCGCTTCAAGCTAATAAAATAATATGAGGTATAAATGCCAAGGAATAATGTAAAGAAAATTTCTTCTCCACCTGTTCAGGTACAAAACGAACAAAACAACTTACAATCAATTTTAGGTTATGTGGCACCCACAGAGCATGTGGCACTGCCGTCAATGGGAAAGTTTTATCCACCCGATCATTCTCTTAATGGGATTGAAGAGGTTGAAATTAGATTTCTCTCTGCCAAAGAATTGGATATCCTTTCTTCAAAGACTCTTTTGTCAAAGGGTCTCGCTGTTGACAGGATGCTTCAAAATATCTTGATTGATAAGTCAATTAATGTTGACGAGCTTTTGCTCGCTGATAAAAACGCAATCATCATCGCTGCAAGAGTTGGAACTTTTGGAAGCGATTATCCAGTTGATATAACCTGTCCAGAGTGTGGTAACGTTTATGAGCACACTTTTGATTTATCAGAGCCTGAAACAAAAGACATTGATCACGTAGAAGTTTCAGAAAATTCAACATTTTTCATCACTCTTCCTAAAACCAGTGTCAATGTAGAGTGTCGTCTTTTAAACTCAAAAGATGAGAAATTCTTGGAAGAAAGAGCAAAGAAAAAAGAAAAGATGGGCTTGCCTGATAGCTCA